TCCGAGCCCAGACTACGTGGACGCGGAAGGCAAGTTCGTGTGGGTGGGCGGTGAAGCTGTGTTTGCATTTGGAGAGAGCACGAGGGGCCGGTCTCTACGCGATGTCGCTCGCGATAATCGTGGGTTCCTGGACTGGATGCTCGGGAAGGACTTTGACACGACGACGCAGCGTATCGTGCGTCGAGCTCTCAGGGGCGAGTTCCCAACACGGGAGGTGTGAGATGCCGATCAGAGTGACGCAGATGTATGTGATCGTCGATCCATCGCGTAGCGACGGCCGCTGGGCATGCTTCTGGAGACCGCGGAGTATGGGGTACACCTTCGATCCGTCTGAGGCTGGAAAGTACGATGAGAAGGAAGCTCGCGAGATTACGGCAAGAGTCGACGACTATGCTGTGCTTGCTGATACGGTGGCAGCGAAGACAGTCAAGCGGGTGCATGCCTTCCTTCTCCCGCGGGTGGACTTCGAAACCTCGATCTGCATGGCGTTGTCGGCAGCGGAAGCCTTGGCGTTGGTGGTGGACGCGATTCAAGTTTGGAATCCGCATCGTCACCATGGGCATCGGCCCGGAGAAGCCGTTGACCATCGTAGCGAAGGAACCTGAGTTCGAGCGGTGGAGGAGACGGCATGCCTAAAGCGCCGCTCGAGATCAGACAGGCGAAGGAAGCACTCCAAGTTGAATTGGCGGAACTCATTCACATGGTCACGAAGTGCTTTCACGAGACATACCCAGACTGGATGATCACGGACACGGATATCGGGATAATCGATATCTCGACGTTCAAGAAGCCAGAGATGATGACGGCGGCGGCGCGAGTGGAGCTGACACGGAAAGACAGGAAGCTGAAGATCTGTCTTGGTGGACAGGTGAAGGAGATCAAGGGGTAGGTGGTGCGCATGGACGTGATATTCATCGTGTGGGTAGTCTGGTGGCTTGTGCTGATTCACACGACGTGGGGAGATTGACATGGCATGGGATGAAGTAGCGATTCAAGAGGCGATTGGTAGACTCGCGGCGGACCTTGGAGATGATTACAATCTATCGATCGACATCAGTCGTCAGTATCGTGAGATGGAACCAGATGAGGGCGGGTGGCGTCGTTTTGCTGATGATGCCATCCCAAGCAGCCGTAAAGCAGTCATCACGATCAGACCATGGGGCGTGATCGATAAGAGAGCCAGATCCGCGAATGCCGCATAGAGAGAGCGAGCTCCCCGGCACCTATCACCTCACCCCAGTGCAAGCTGGAGATAGCGGTGGTCCGATCACACGGACCCCACCCGCCGGGACTCGCTCTCATCAGTGATGCACATCGGTGAGTAACGGATTTGTTCACAGGTGCATCATCGGGTATAGTAGGGAAGCTCTGAATATGCGAGGCGGCTGCGGTGGTGACAGGCCACGGACCGGATCGGGGTTACTGGTTGGCTGAGAGGCCATCCATACTGCGGCAACGGGTGTATACATGGCTGGGGCAGGACCAGCCAGCCGCCAAGCAGGAAGAACAGAGCAAGGAAAATGAAAAGGAGGAGGACAATGGCCGAGAAGGAAATTCTGGACAAGCTGTCGATCTACATTCCGCAGAAGAAGATGGCGGAGAAACCTGTCGAGCGCCTGATCAAGCTGGGGGCGGTACAGGATCGATCGATCAACTACCTGGTGGTTGAGGCGATCATTCAGTACCTCGACCGGGAAGAGAAGAAGAAGTAGTACAACAGCAGAAGGATGCGAACATGGGTAGCGAAATCGCGAAGCTGAGAATCGATCAGTTGAAGCCGGTGCTGTGTGCTACGTGTGGGAAGGACATGAGGCACGCTGAACACGGCACCTCATACGTGGGCATCGAATTTACCATGGACATTGACGGAACTATGGTCGAGGATGCTGGCGACGCAGAGCGATGGATGGAATTCTACAGGAAACAACTGGGGGTGTACGCACCTCTGCTGGATGTCGGGACCAATCTGAAACTATCCGTATGCTGGGAATGCTGGTTCAAGAACCTAGGGATTCCAGCGCCGGCGCAACAACAGTGAGCGTCGTGTGGGAATAAGAGTGAGAGGTGAGTGAGAATGGCGAAGGAAGAGCAGTTTGAAGACAAAACCGGCAAGAATGAAAATGACTCTGTACTCCTCACGGGATACGTTGGGATCTTCGGTGAAGCGAACGTAGCCGGAGACATCATCGAGAAGGATACAGTCGTGCGGGCGCCGAAGTGGCTCGGGACGCAGGTTGAGAAGGACGAGATCGGAATCAAGGTGATGGTCGCCGTTCCAAGAAGCGAACTCCCCGGGATGGAGCCATCTCCTCTGATACGGAAACTCGAGGAGCGGAATGCGGCATTGCAGAAGCAGGTGACGCTGCCGCTGAGTTCCCACGAGATCGAACTTCTCTACAAGGTCCTGGCGGAGCAGAAGGTGAAGCTCGGCGAGACAGTTCCTCTTCAGGAGGGAAGCGATCTGTTGGCCAAGCTGGCCGAATACTTGAATCCGACGCTGTTCCCCGCGCAGGAGGAAACCGCGAAGAAGGAGCTGGAGAAGGTTCCGGAAGACGAGTCCGAGGAGACCGACGGCGCCACGGAGTAGGTGATGCACGACGGCGGAAAGATGGGTGTCCCTTCGCGCTCCGGGTGCGGAGGGATGCCCAATGGAGGAGGACAATGGGAAGACCAACGGGGCGACCGATTGACAACCTAGCCGGCACCAAGATGGTGAGCGGTGTGAAGGTTTCAAACGCATACGGCATCCTCCTTGACATCAGGGGTGATACTCTCGCACTGATGGCGGCGGCACTGAATTCTGGAGCAGAACACAATGCCGAAGTCTGTGTCAGAATCAAGGGCCAGCAGCGGGAATTCACGTTGGCGGAGTTCGCGCAACGGCTAGGTTTCGCGACAGAGGATATGATGGGAGAAGATGGAGGGAACAGTGATCAACAACGTAAAGAGAAACGTCCAGTCGAAGCGAGTGACAGTCACGCTGCCGGATAAGGATCACGCATTCTTGGCCGCGCTCGTGAAGAGCGAGGGGCGCAGCGGCAAGCGCGTCAGCATTTCGGAGGTAGTCCGCGAGGCGGTTCATGAGCACGTCAAGCGCATCAAACGGCGCAGAGGGTAGGGTATCAGCACGGGCAGTGCTGGAGAGCGAACGCAAGATAGCAGGGCAGAATCCGTATCATTGGGGCCATGCCTACCTAGTTATGGAGGATGGCTTCACGTACTCCATCTTCAATCCTGAGAGATACATGTGGTATCTGTACGAACCGTTCGTGGAGATTGCGAAGCTGCGGACCCCAGGTGGGAAGCTCGTGGTGATGAAGTGCGTCCAGACTGGATGGACCTTCATGGCGGTCGTTAGCGCGTTCTGGTTCATGGACATCATGAGAGAACCTGTCCTGTACATGATGCCGACCGAGCATCAGCTCGGAGCGTTTGTAACGGCGCGATTCAATCCATTCATCACTGCTTCTCCATATATCGGAGAGGGTTTCAGTACAGACAGCGTTGGTCTCAAGATGGGCTGGGGGCAACCACTGTACTTCCGCGGAGCGCAGTCTCCCAAGAGTCTGATCGAGTTCTCCGTTGGTATGATCATTCACGACGAGAAAGACCAGATGGATCCCGAGGGGATTGCAGCATCACGCGGGCGCGTCCAGGGCATGAAGAGGAAATGGGAAGTAGCCATCTCGAACCCTTCGATCCCAGAGCATGGCATCGACATCGAATACAACGAAGGTTCACGAGCACAGGGTGCCTTGTGGTGTCCAGAATGCAATGAGTATGTCGTCCCTCAGTGGCCAGAGAGCGCGAACAGGAATCATCCATACACTCCGATGTGCCCAAGCTACGACCATGAGTTGGACAAGCTGAATGGTAAATGGATACATGAAAATCCGAAAGCTCCTTACAAATCGTACTCAATGTCTCATTTCTTGTCACCGACAGTATCCCCGATTGAAATGATCGATGAGTGGAATTCAATCTTCGGAGACCCGACGAAGATGCAGGCATTCTACAATCTGGGTCTAGGCCAGTCTTGGGCAGCAGCAGGAACGCGGGTTACTGATGTCTCAGACTTGCCGTCGATGGGCGAAATGGTTCCTTCCTACGACCGACAGAGCGTGATGGGCGTCGATGTAGGCTCTTTGCTCCATGTGGTCGTGAGACGCACATGGGGCGGCATCTTGTGGGCAGGAAACTTGATTGGGGACTCTCAGTGGGAAGAACTTGGGCGCATGATGCACGCATACAATGTCGAGCATTGTGCGATTGACGTTCGTCCGGAGACAACGAAAGCGTCGGACTTCGGGAAGCTGTTCCCGGGAAGGGTCACTCTGGTCGAGTACAACCCCAATCCTTTGACGAAAGACGGAGATGAGAAGTGGGGTGAGAAGAACGGGGTGCCTCTCTACACGGGTTTGAGGACACCGATGCTGGACAAGGCGATGGCACGGATTCTCACGAAGACGGAAGCCGTTCCGAGCAATCTGCCGACAGACTTCTGGGCCCACTTCCGTGCACCGTCGAGACAGTACGTGAAGAGAGCAGACGGGAAGGTGTACGTGTCCTACGTAAACACGAAACCAGATCACTTTTTTCATGCGTTCAACTACGCGGTGTTCGCCGGCGAGCGATACGAGGGATCGGACAGCGAGAGGATGCAGATCTTCAACCCGCGTGGAAGAGGCGGTAAGCCGAAAAGAGCGAGAGGGCCGCGCCGGCGGAAACATAGAGACCACGATGATGAAAAAGGAGAGGGACGATGAAACTGACAAAGGGAACGATACTGAGGACGCGTGGCGGATGGGATGCAGAAGTCGTGGCAGTGTCTGCATTGCATGATGGATTTTATGCAATACACCAGCCAGATACGGGACAAGCATCTGGACCGATATTTCACTGGCCTGACGGTACTGCCCACGCCGTACTCGCCGTCTACAATCCGCCAGTCTACAACGGACATCCAGCAGATCTTGAGATGGGAGAGTACGAGCTATGAAGCCGAAGAGATGGCTGACGAAAAGCAAACTTCCCTGCTGCTGCTGTGGCAAGAACATGGCTAACCCGAAGGACGGAACAGCCTATCCAGGATTCAGCATCGATATGAAATGGTATACGCGGTGGCCGAGGGCAAAGCTGTACCAGATCGAATGGCTCGCGAAGCAGTTGGGCGCATTTGCGTTTCTACTGGATCCAGACGTGGAAGAGATCAACATCTGCCTGGAATGCCAGATGAAAGCTCATGGATTGTATCCAGAGCGGATTAAGCAGATACTGGGGGGAACGTTCAGATGAAATACATCAAGGCCATGGACGGGAAGGTGCTGTCGGTATCTCAACTGCTTCTACCGGCAAAGGGAAGGGATGAGAACGATGATCCGATATGGCGACTCAATCTAATCTCGGTTGACGGGATGCGCCGGCTCTATGCGAGCTACGATTCTGAGGAACTGGCGGAGGCTGTCTACGTGTATGCGCTGGGGTTCATTGAGAACGGGGATCACAGGCTGCTGCTCTTCGGAGAGAACGGAATGCCACGCCTGCTCTATGTCTTCGATTTGCGGGAGTTTGTATGGCCTGTCCCGGCACCGCGACCATTTGAGGAGGACGACAGTGACAGCGTTCGAGACACTGACGAATCTGGGTAAACTGTTCGGCTACATGGGCGTTGCCATGTTCTTGTTCCTGTCCGTGCTCGCTCAGGGGGCATACTGGTTCAAGGACCCACATATACGGATGAGGGATTTGCCGAAGCGCTGGCGGCTCCTGTCCACTGTGGGATTCTGGGAATGCGTGTTCTTCAGCACCGCAGGAGCTCTGTTTGTGGTGATCGCGCTCACGAGGGCTCTGTGGTGGTTGGTCGTAAATGGATGGTGAGGAGGACGGAATGGGGGCATCGAAGCAGGTTCGCAATGAGGTATTGGATCTCACGAGGAACTTCCTCACGGCGGTGAGGGACAGAAAGGACTGGCATCCATTCGGCCAACTCAGAGCGCGGCAGTCTAAAGCGGCGCCGAACATGCCAACGTTCTCAGAATTCAAGGTCTTGCGTTCGGATCCGATGAGAGGAAGGGATCCCGAAGTATGGCGAAGCGTGCTGGTCGAGATCCTGTTGGCCGGGAACGATCAGGTGAGACGGCAGACAGTGAATGGCAAGTTCATGGCCGTGAAGGAGTGCGACCGTGAACAGTGCGCGGCATGCGAGGGAACCGGCGTGACTGAGACTGATCGCGCTTGCTCGGTATGCGGCGGTGAGGGTGTGACAAAAGTCGATCCCCCGCGGGTGCCCACGAAAGGGACGGACACGTACGATCTCGACATGGAGAATGGACGGTGGGGCATCTGCCCAGCATCATTCGAATTCATTCCGGGGACACAAGAGCCAGTCGAATGAGTACAGACCGGATACGAGAACTGTCGCTCGAGACGAGTGGATGTACCGTGCGGAATATCGCGGCTTCCGGGCGTTCCGGCCCCGTCACGTTGGTCATGGAGCGTGGTGTTGTCTGGCAAGTATGGGTCGGCGAGCAGGGATCCGGCTTGCTGGTTTGGGAGGGGGGAAAGACGATCGTGCACGTGATCGCGAACGTCGGCGAGCCGTTGGTGCATGGATAGGAGGATGGGATGATCCACAGAATATGGAATTGGATTCGCAAACCGATGACAATCCATCAGTTCAATCTTGCGATGGCGCGAGCTGAAATTCTGACGCGGATGGACGGTCCTTGGAACGAGTCGGCATGAAGGACGACTTGCAATTCATAGCCTAAGTTGCTAGAGTAAGTGCGGAGCATTCGAGACGAGGCTCCTGGCCGGCAGAACGTCGGTCGGGAGTTTTTGTTTTGGGGCGGCCAGAGGGGGAGCGAATGGCCGATACAGCGATCGCGGCGGCGGAATTGGGTAAGCACGTTGACTATCAGCAGACAACCAAACCAAGGACGATGTCTGGGACTTTCATTGCTGACGATACCGATTACCACGCGATGGAACTCAACATGCGCACTCAGGGTGGCTTGACATACGGTGCTGAGAACTTGAGCGACAAGGACATGACGATCACTCTGTACGGCGCCTTCGAATCTGGCAAGGACGTAGCGACGGACACAGATGTCTTCGCAATCGACGACGTCGGGCTTGTGGTGGCGGCCGGCGAGACTGGCTACGAAGTGACTGGCGACAAGTTCCCCTACTACATCATCCGTTGCAAATTCGCAGCCGTGCCAAACGAATCAATCGTCACCATCTATGCGGCAAGCCGCGAGTCTTAGGAGGGCGCAATGGTCGGGAAGTGGCAACTAGATCGGTACGCGATCAAACCTGTAAAGACGACCATCGACCTCCATCAGGCGGCCGGGTCTTACGATCTGTTCACAGGTGGCGTGCAGGACTGCGCTCTTGAAGGACTCATGATCAAACTGCCCACGGGCATACCAGCTGGAACCTTGGCGAGCATCTCAATCCAGACGGACGACGCAACGCCGGCAGTGCTGATCAGTTCGACAACCGGAGCGGTCGGCAATCTGACATCCGAAGCGGTCATCTCTTGGACAGGACTCACACACATTGCAGTAGGCACGAAGATTCAGTTGACGATTGAAACTGGGGCGAGCGCAGCCGCCTACGTGTGCAAGGTCACTGCCTTCTACAGAGCGATCACGAATGGAGGATGTTTGACGTGAGCGTCTATCTCAACGGCGTAGACATCACAGCGACGGCGGGGGCCCTCGTCATCCACGACACCGACATCAAGGCCGATCTCGGTGACTACTCTGGACAGACGAACCTCCGTACGCTGCTTGCTGCGCTTGGAATCCCAGACACAGCAGGGAAGGCACTCTACACCTGCCTCGTGACGGACAGGCTCGACAACTCAACCTATGGACTCTCGCCGCTCCAAGTGCTGCTTGCCGCAATCCCAACAACCGCAATGCGCGGAACGGAAAACGCTGCCCTTGCATCTGCGTGGACGGCAGCCCTGGCAACGGCCTTGGCGAACTACACGGAGGTTCGTGCGGGATACATCGACAATATCTACATTGAGACTCAGCACAGATCCATGATCTTCCCTGATCTAAGTAGCAACATCGCTCTGACTTGTACATTCACGTCTGGTGTCGCTGACACATTCGGAACGTGGGCCGAAGTGACAGACAGTGGTGCGACGACCTTCAGTTCTCTTCTCTCCGCCATTGACGGGCATGTCTCAGCGCTCAGAATCAGATCGTTGAGCGCGGATGACAAACTCTATGCCATCGAGTTGGGGTATGGACCGGATGCCAGCACAGTCACGATCTTTGATGCCCACGAATTCGGATCAGGAACCAAGAAAATCGATTCCGATCAGACCGTGAGATTCAGGTCTCCGAAGATACCCGCTGGGCAAAGGGTCTACTACAGGATGAAGACGGAGGACACGATCAACGCCACGGCGACGATTGGATTGAGATATCACCTCGACCCCTAAGAGGGGGGCCCGTGAAGAGAACAGCCAAGGCACAACTGATGCGAATCTGGCGACGGATACGAACCTTCATCAAGGCGATGGGGAAAGCCCAGTGACAGACAAGGAAGTGACCATGACATCGATATATGCGCAGATATTTCATGGGCAGATGGAGCTCATGAAGGACATGCTTGAACGTGGCGAAATGATCTACCGGGACCGAAACACTCCCGGCTACAGGCGGTTCAAGCAGGAGACGATGGCAGCGCATTACAGATCCATCGATGCCTTCTGGACTCTCATGCAACAGGGTGGATTCGTAGAGAAGTGTGAGTGCCCGGGCCGAGAAGCGAAGGCAATGGCACGACGGTGGTCTGACTGCGAACTCTGTGGCGGATCAGGTTTCAAGGCAGCGAGCGTGACCGAAGAGGAGGTCCCAGATGGGGCGACTCCAGTCGATCTTCAATAGGGCAATGGGCGCTCCTACTGTCATCAAGCAGGAGGAGGAAGGGACAAGTCGTCTCCTGCCGTCTTACCGGCCGCCGTACGACGATGGGCGAGTTCCGCGGCCCACTTGGATGCGTGACATCTTCAACGCCTTCAAGGAGCATCCTGCTGTCTTCACAGCCATCGAGAGGATCGGCTCGTCGATCGCGGACATTCCACTCATACTCATCGAGATGGAACAACAGAAGGAAGGTCGGAAGTTCCGCAACGCACGCACTTTCCACAGAGCATCCAGATCGAAAACCTATGCCGGCGTTGTCGAGAAGTGGGCACAGATCGAGGGCGGCAAAGTGATCAGGCAGCATCCGCTCCTCGATATCCTCGAGAATCCCGCGCCGACTTCCCAGCTGACCGGGCACATGATGAAAGCGGCCATGGTCGCCTACATGGAACTGACTGGCATGGCCTACGTCGAGAAGCTCTACTCGAAAGATGGCAACAAGAAGCTCGTCGGTCTGTGGCCGCTGATCGATCCGAGGAAGATGATGGTCGTCGCGGGAACACAGAGACTCATCGATGGCTACGTCTGGATGGGTTCGAAGGGCGCCGTCGTCTTCAAGCCGGAAGACATGATCTACATGCGGTCGTTCAATCCAGACAACCCGTTCTACGGCTACTCGCCGACTCAGGTGTTGAGGGTACTCATCGCAGGAGACCTGAAGGCAATCAACTGGAACTACATCTACTTCGATAATGGCGCAGTGCCGACAGGTGTTCTCTCTTCCGATCAGCGATTGGGCGAGACTGATATCGACCTAATCCTCAGCACTTGGGACGATGCGCATCGCGACGAGGAGGGTTGGCATCGACCTGCAATCTTGGGGCAGGGGATGGAGTACAAGGACATCGGTAGCAATCACAAGGACATGGACTTCCCTAACCTGCGCAGGTACACGAAGGAAGAGATTCTAGGCGCGTACGGCGTGCCGCCGATCGTCGCCGGAGACTACAAGGATGCCAACCGCGCATCCTCAGAAATCATGTATCGGCTCTACTACGAGAATGGGATCCTCCCGCGGTGCGATCAGATCGAGGATGTTCTCAATATGGCGTTGCTGGAGCCGGGAAGCGGATTACGTCTGGCCTTCGACCTTGGCGCGATTGAGGCGCTCAAGGGAGACGTGCTGGATATGGCGAAGGTTGGCGCACGGGTGATCAAGCAGTATTGGTCGGCGAACGAAGTGCGTCAGCTGCTCTGGAATCTGCCACTCATAAAGGGGGATGGCGGGAACGCGATCTACTCCCCAGACGGAACGGAGATCATTGGACAGGCCCCCGATCCTTCGGAGGTCGTAACTGGTGGGAATGCGAATGAATGAAGTGCCCGCTGTAAGAGCACGGGGTGGGTCCTGTGTTTCCTACAACCTGACGAAGAGAGTGAAGTGACGGTAGGAAGTAGGATGTTGCTCTACGAGCAACGCGGAACACAGGGAAAGAGGTGGACGAAATGCCACTAGACAAAGACGACTATAGGGTGCATTGGGTTGCGAGTGACTGCAGTACATGCATCGCAGGCATAACTGACGCGGGAGTCCTTGAGACTCTTGGTGGGCTGAACATCGATGTTGACTTCGCGACGGGGGAACCGATTGTAGTTGACATCGACGTTCCACTGGCGAGCGATGTGTTCGTGACTGGGATCGATGTTGATCTTCAGCAATCGGCAGGTTACACGGATTCGTGGAGTACGGCTGGCGGGATAATCGGCATTCGAGGCGACGTACACGTTGATTATGTCATTACTGATGTTTACGGCGTGTACGGAAACGTCTACATCGACCCTGCTGCGACCTGCACAGTGAACGACGCATACGGCCTGTATGGTACGGTCACTCTTGTAGGCCCATTTACTGCCGGAGCAGCGACGAGTGAGATTGCCGCAATCAAGGGTGAAATCGTAGCAGCGAGCACCGGATCGTACGACGGTCGGGTTTATGGATTGATGCTTCAATACGACTCTACGGTGAACTACACCGGAGATACGGCATTGATTTGGGGCTTAACGGCGGCAGGCGCGAACTGCGACTACGGCTTCTACTTGA